CCAAAGAAGTAAATTGCTTTGAATTCGTCCTGGGGTCAGGGCAACCTGACCCCATAAGGAACAACCGATGAACCGAACACCACTTTATGAATACATTGCACCCAGCAGCGCCAGTGTTGTTCTGGAATCTGACGAAGCTGCCGGTGGCAAAAACCTCTATATGAAAGGCATTTTCATCGAAGGTGATGTACGCAATGCCAATCAGAGAATCTATCCGGTGTATGAAATCGCCAACGCCGTAAAAACACTGCAATCACAAATTCGTGAACACGGTGGTGTTTTGGGCGAACTTGATCATCCCAATGACCTCAAAATCAACCTGGACCGTGTAAGCCACACAATTACCGAAATGTGGATGGATGGTTCCAAGGGTCTGGGCAAGCTCAAGATATTGGAAACTCCCATGGGCAAACTGGTAAAAACCATGCTGGAAGCTGGTGTACATTTGGGCGTGAGCAGCCGCGGTAGTGGCAATGTGAATGAGTCCAATGGACATGTAAGCGATTTTGAAATCATCACAGTTGATGTGGTGGCACAACCCAGCGCACCCAACGCATATCCTAAGGCCATCTATGAGGGCCTGATGAACATGCGTGGTGGAAACAAACTATGGGGTATGGCACAGGAATCTGTGCAGCGTCCCGAAGTTCAGAAGTATTTGAAAAATGATATCGTACGATTTATTCGAGATCTTAAACTATAGGAGAATGCCATGCTGGATGCTCTAAAACCATTACTGGATAGTGGTGTGCTAACAGAAGAAACGCACACGGCTATCAATGAAGCTTGGGAAACCAAGCTGACCGAAGCTCGTGAGCAAATCCGTGCAGAAATTCGCGAAGAATTTGCTGGACGTTATGAACACGACAAAGGCGTAATGGTGGAAGCTATTGACCGCATGGTAACTGAAGCTCTACAGGCTGAGATTGCTGAATTCCAGCAGGATAAGAAAGCTATTGCTGAACAGAGAGTGAATGCCGTAACCGAAATGAAGGCTAAGGGCGCACGTTTTGAACAGTTCATGGTAGAAAAACTTGCTGAAGAAATCAGTGAATTCCGCAATGATCGTAAGCAGATGCAAGAAGCTGCCAAGAAATTGGAAAACTTCGTGTTCAAAGCATTGGCTGAAGAAATTGCAGAATTTGCTCAAGACAAGCGTGCAGTGGTTGAAACCCGTGTGCGCCTGGTTGCTGAAGCTCGCAACCAATTGGGCAAGCTCAAGCAGCAGTTCGTAAAGCGCAGCAGCCAGGCTGTTGCAGAAACAGTTACCAAGCAGTTGAGTCAAGAACTTTCACAATTGCGTGAGGACATTACATCGGCCAAGCAAAATAACTTTGGTCGCAAAATTTTCGAGGCATTTGCCAGTGAGTTCGTCAATACACAGATGAACGAAAGTGCCGAGTTGCGTAATCTGTACAGCATTATCGAACAGAAAGATGCAATGCTGGCTGAAGCTCAAAAGGAAGCAAGCGAAAAGCAAGCTGTATTAGAGAGCAAACAGGCAGAAATTCGTAACATGCAGAAGCGTCAAGAACGCCAAGGTGTTATGAATGAACTGTTGAGTCCACTTAACAAAGAACGTCAGAAAGTGATGCGTGATCTTTTGGAGAGTGTGCAAACCAGTCAGCTAAAGAATGCGTTTGAGAAATATCTGCCTGCTGTACTAAATGACGACCGACGTGTGGTTGCTGCGAAGAAAGCAGTAATTAGCGAAGGTAAAAGTGAAGTAACAGGCAATAAAACTGCTAAGGCTGAAGACAATAACAATATTATTGACATCAAGCGTCTGGCAGGGCTATAAGGATTAGTATATAAGGAGAATTAGGGAGATGAGTAATCTTTTACTAGAAAATCGTTGGAATGACACCAAAGACGCCCTGCTGGAAGGTCTTCAGGGCGGCAAGCGCACAGCGATGGGCGTGATCCTGGAGAACACCCGCAAGCACTTGATGGAAACTGCCAGCAGCGGCGCAACCGCAGCCGGCAATGTTGCCACACTGAATCGCGTGATTCTGCCAGTGATTCGTCGTGTGATGCCAACCGTTATTGCAAATGAAATCGTGGGCGTGCAACCCATGACCGGTCCCGTTGGACAGATCCACACCCTGCGTGTGCGTTATGCTGAAGCCAACGCCACTGATTCAGTGAACCCCGGTGATGAAGCACTGAGCCCCTTCAAGATCGCCACCAGCTACAGTGGTGCCAGCACCGGTAAGGCCGCTGCAACTGCTGCTCTGGAAGGCGTGGGCGGCAGCAAGTTGAATGTTCAGATCCTGAAGCAGACTGTGGAAGCCAAAACCCGCAAGCTCAGCGCTCGCTGGACATTTGAAAGTGCTCAGGATGCACAGGCTATGCACGGCATTGACGTGGAAGCCGAAATCATGGCAGCCCTGGCACAGGAAATCACCGCAGAAATCGACCAGGAAATCCTGGCCAGCCTGCGTAGCTTGGCAGCCACTGAAGAAACATTCAACCAGGCTGGTGTGAGCGGCACTGCAACATTTGTGGGTGACGAACACGCTGCACTGGCTGTGCTGATCAACCGTGTGGCCAACAAGATTGCTCAGCGTACACGTCGTGGCGCTGGCAACTGGGCTGTGGTAAGCAGCGAATCACTGACTGTGCTCCAGAGCGCAACAACCAGTGCATTTGCTCGCACAACCGAAGGTACCTTTGAAGCTCCAACTAACACCAAGTTCGTTGGAACACTGAATGGTGCAATGAAGGTGTATGTGGACACTTATGCCGCTGACAACACAGCAGTATTGGTAGGTTACAAGGGTGCAAGCGAAAGTGATGCTGCTGCTTTCTATTGTCCATACATTCCGTTGATGAGCAGCGGTGTTGTACTGGATCCTGCTAGCTTCGAACCAGTTGTGAGTTTCATGACACGCTATGGCTACGTGGAACTGACAAACACTGCTTCGTCACTTGGCAATGCAGGCGATTACCTGGGCGAGATTGCAATGAGCAATATCTCAT